CTGACATGGAACATTTCTTTTACTATAAAGATTTAACTAAAGATCAGGAAAAATTAATAACTAAACTATGGGGAATAAAACATGACAAATAATATATATAAGAAACTGTTTAATGCTTGTAATACAGCAAGTTCAGTAAAAAAAAGTGGCAAGGTAAAAGGGATGCACTTTAATCCTTTATTACATGATGATGTTTTGCGAGTATCAATGGAAGCTCTGCTAGGCAATGGATTATATCCTACTTGCAGTTATATAACAGAGATTAATGACAAATGCGTAATTGTAACTTGCACCATGAAGATACATGACGTTGATGCACCAGATAACTTTGTAACTATTGATGGGTGTACAGCAATGGGTGGTCTTGATAAATTTGGTACAGGTAATGCTATGTCGTATTCAAGAAAATATGCTTTTCTAAATGCTTTAAATTTAAAAACAGGATTAGATTTAGAAGATGGATATAACACAACACCATTTAAAGAAATTCCAAAAGCAAAAGCTAATGGTACAGATCCAACCTATCTTGATGTAGGGGTAGATGTGGAAGGTATAAAGGATGAATTTAAAAATACTAAAACATTAACTGAATTTAATATAGTTAATGAGAAGTATAAAAATGACATTCAATACTTAATAAAAAATAACTTGAGAGCTTATAGACAAGTTTCAGATATTGCTGGAACTCATAAGATCAAGTTACAAAGCAACAATAAATAAGGAGAAATAAATGCAAGAACAGGCAAAAATATATATAAAACTTATGCCGAATAAAGATAAGCAACCAGGAGATAACAGACCTAGTTGGGTTGCACCAATAAATCCAAAATCACCAGAGGGTAAGGTTTGGAGAATTGGCTGCAAGGTAGGGGAAAATTGGTATAACTCTTGTGCCTTTGATGACACAGATGATAAAGGAGAACCAACAGGAATGATTAATGTAGTTCTATCTCCCAATGATTCTGGTGCTAATGCCAGACCACCACAGAATAAGGGGTTTACAAGCAAACCTGCTTCAAGTAATAATCAAGAGTATAAGTTTTAAGTAATTAAAATTTATATCGTCTTAGGGGGGTTTTTTCTTTCTTAGTTCCCTTTCAAAGTTTTCCCCTCTAAGACCTAAAAAAAATATGACCACAAAAGTTACAGACATAGATCAAGAAATTGAGAAAAGGATTATTGATGAACGTCAAAAAGATTATGGTAGTTATCAAGATAACTTTATTATGTTGGCGGAGATGTTTACTATCATACTCGCAAGTAACTTAAAAACACGAATTAAACCACACCAAGTAGGTCAATTAATGATGGGATTAAAACTTTATAGAACTACACGAAATTTTAAGGCGGATAATTATACTGATTTAAGTATATATAACAAGATGACTAAAGAGGTACACAAAAAAGAGGTTGCCAAAAAGGATAAAGTATGACTATATACAAGAGATTGAAGCATGGAGAAGCTAGTTTTATACTAGAAGAACGCTTTGATGACATAGAGAAAGCTGCTGATTCACAGGCTAAAGGTGAAGTAGTAGATATTAAAATCAATGACATTAAAATTGATTTTACAAAAGTGATAAAGGAGAAAGATGGAACGAGTGAGGTTACGTCTGCAAAGGTACAGGGATCTCCAAGAGAAGAAACACAGAAAGTTTCTGGAGACAAAGGTACAAGCTGAGAAGTATCATCAAGACAGTATTAGATTGATGAGAAAAGTTGTGCAGACACAAGAAATGTTAATGGCAAGATAGTTATTAATATACATTATGGAAAAATAAATAAAGGAACTATAGGGGAGCTATGACTAAAAATAAAATATTTACTGAGATTAAACTTGCTATGAAAGCTGGACACTATCGTGATCTAACTTTTAAAGAAAAAAGAATATATAAGAACGCATTTAAAAATGGCTACAAGTTAGCAAGGGTACACACCAAGAAAGATAAGAAGCCTTATGAACCAAGAAGGATTATTGGTTTTTCATTTGCTAAACCCAGTTCAAGAATTATTGATAGCATTATTAATAAAATTTGTATTCGTTATGAGGTACACAAAGAAAGTTTGATGAGCAAAACTAGAACACAAGATTTAGTTAGAGCTAGAAATATTATTCATAATCTTTTATATGAAAAATATAATTTAAACCTTACTGATATAGGTAGGTACTTTGAACAGGACCACACTACAGTATTACATTCTATTGAAATGAAAAGAGATAAGCAAAGATTTTGGGATGCTGGTCAAAGTATTTGGTCAGAGTTTCAAGAATTAAAAGAAACTAGTAATTAATATACTTATCAAAACAAAGTTCATCTTTACCATTATGGCAGAATCTTTTATTCTCTGCGTTTGTAATCCAACTACCCATAATAGAAGTTAATTCTTTATTGCATACTTCACAATAACCACAGATAACAATTTGTTCCTTTGATCTAACCCAAGTTTTATTTTTTCCCATTAAACTGTTGGTTCTTTTTTACATTTAAAATGAATATAAATTGAATGTTTGTTGACCTGTTCTTCACCTATTTCTTTAGTTATCATGGCAGCTTTTTTATATCCTTCCACCATACAACTATACCTAGTGTCATGTTTAGATAAATATATAGGAGGTTGGCATTGGCTGTTCAGGGATGAGCAAATATAAAGAATTAAAACTAATTTCACTTCTTGTAACCAAGTCCATACTTTCTATCACCCCATAGTTTTTGCCAACTCCATACTTGAAGTTTACTAGAGTAGTGATTTATAAATAGTAATATTGTTTTCATTTATTATTGGCACGATTCACATTCATCTGTATCATCTACCACAATACCTTCAGATTCATCTTTTACTTTACGACATTTACAATTATCACAAGTACATACTCCATAAACATCTGTATGAAGATCACCATCACAATGACAATCGCAATTACAATTTTTACATCTTCTCATTTTTTCCTTTTCTTCATATAATGTTCTGATGGTTCATAATCCCATTTTTTACCATGATGACCTCTTATATCACAATATGTCATACGAATCTTAACTATTAATTTTAATATTTTTCTTATCATTATTCTAATATTAATTTTTTAATCGTCATCTTTAATTGTCTTTACAACTCTTTTTTCCCCATTTCCAAGTTTGAGTTATAGATTTCTTTTCTTGCAACTTATCATTTTTAGCATCTGTTTCAGTTACTCCAATTTCTACAGTTGTCTTATCTGGACATACAGCAGTATTAAGAATATTGGTCTTACAACCAGCTAAAGATAGGGAGATTAAAAGTACAATTAAATATTTCATTATTCATTCTCCACCTTTTTCTTTTTCTTCTTCTTCTTATTTTTATTACCTTGTTTCTTTTTTAACTGTTTAAGTTTTTGCTTAACAAAAGCAGAGTTCTTTTTAATCTGTTTAGATAAAACTTCTTGTCCTTGTTGTAGTTTCATTACTTCTGTTTTCATAGACCAGGTTTGATGTAAGTTCCATGTTAAAAGTGTAACGATACCTATAAGAAATAATCCTACTATTTTATCTTTTAAATCCATTATTCTAATATTAATTTTTTAATTGATTTTTCACCTAAATAAATTTCTGTTTCAGCCATAGATTTAATACATTGATACTCTACATTGTTTCCAGTATTAGTACGCATAGCAATTCTTTTTCCTTTTAAACACATCATCATTGAGGGTTTTTCTGTCTTAGGATCAATTTGTATTCTGTGTTCTTTTATTTCTCCATTAACTATCATCAATAATCCCACCACCAGCTCAACCATTATAATTACCATTTTGCCTTACTTTATCTTTTAGGTTTTCTACATCTGTTAAAACTTTTTCTAATTGTTTTGTTAAAAATTCTATATTAACTTTATTGTGCATCATATTATCAATTCTTATTTCCAATTTTTCTACACTCTTATATAAATCTTCAAGCAACATAAATTGTTCTTGGTCTGTTGGTAGTTGTTCTGATTTTTTAAGTAAGTCTGCTTGGAATAGTTCTCTTGATGTTTCTAAAGACGTGAGCCTAGCTGTAACTTCTGTATATGCAAACACACCCATTATTACACCAATAATTATTCCAATCATGTTCTTGATTGGCATACTTACTGAGGTGTTTTCTGATATTTTCATATTATTCTATAGGCTTTTAAGTAAAGCTAATAATACCATTACTATAATTAATATTCCTGTAAAATAATAGCTTATACGCACATTCCTCCAATAAACTGACTACCATCTTTAAGTAACCATTGATTGGTTTCTTTATTATAAGTGGCAATATTTTCTCTTACATCATCTATTGCCTGAAAACAATTATTTATTTCCTTTGGTAGCGTTAAATATATAAGATCCAGTTTACTGGCGGATGTGAACTCTGCTTGGGAACTGAGCAACATTATAATTAATGTTCTCATTAAC